GAAACGGTCGGCTATGCCGTCCTTGATGAGATTGAGCAGCACATACCCTCTGCTCCGAAGCGCCGTGCGGACGCGGGACACGCGCCACCGGGGAGTAAGTATCGAGCAGCACATCGCCAGATGATGGAGGAGGGAGGGGACGCCAAACATGCTGGATCGGGATGACCTCCATGGGTATCAGCGCTTCGCGGCGAACTTCATTGTTGAGCAGCCCCAGGCCGCTATCCTCCTGGACTGCGGCTGCGGGAAGACGGTCATCACCCTGACGGCGATTGAGGAGCTGTTGCGGGATCGCTTTGAGGTGGGGCGTGTCCTGGTGATCTGCCCCATTCGTGTAGCACAGGTCTGGGTGGAGGAGCTGGGAAAGTGGTCGCATCTCCAAGGGTTGAGATACAGCATAGCCGTGGGAACCGCATCAGAGCGTCGCTACGCTTTGAACCAGGATGCAGACCTGTATGTGATCAACAGGGATGTCGTTCCCTGGCTGGTGGAAGAATACGGTGGCGAGTGGAAGTGGGATATGCTGGTGCTGGACGAACTGTCCAGCTTTAAGAATCCTCAAGCCAAACGCTTCAAAGCACTGCTGAAGGTACGCTCCCTGGTGAGGAGGGTCGTTGGCCTAACGGGCACGCCCAGTAGCAACGGCCTCATGGACCTCTGGGCGGAGTATAGGCTTATTGACCTGGGGGAAAGGCTTGGACGCTTCATCACACGCTACCGGCAAGAGTTCTTCCGACCAGAGAAGAGCAATGGGCAGGTGGTGTTCAGCTATGCTCCGCTGCCGGGGGCAGAGGAACGCATCTACCAAAGAATCAGCGACATCACAATCAGTATGAGGTGTACAGACCACTTGGTTATGCCGGAGCTGGTCAGCGTCCCCTACGAGGTGAGGATGTCGCCGAAGGAGGCGGAGATTTATTCCTGCCTGAAGAAAGAGATGGTTCTCAATCTTAAGGATGGGGAGATCACAGCCGCCAATGCAGCTGCCCTCTCAGGAAAGCTGACTCAGATGGCTAATGGGGCGGTGTATGACGATGACGGGAACATCATAGATGTCCACTCCCGTAAACTCGACGCCCTGGAAGACCTGATCGAGGCGCAGAACGGGAAGCCGGTTCTGGTCGCCTACTGGTATAAGCATGATCTGAAGCGGATTGAAGGGAGACTGCGCGATATGGGGATACGCTACCGCCGCATCGATACCGAGGAGTCCATCCACCAGTGGAATGCGAAGCGGGTAGAGGTTGGCCTCATCCATCCAGCGTCCGCAGGCCATGGTTTGAATTTGCAGGCAGGGGGAAGTACCCTGATCTGGTTTGGACTGACGTGGAGTTTGGAACTCTATATACAAACCAACGCTCGTCTATGGAGACAGGGACAAGTGAGCAGAACAGTAGTAGTCGAGCACATTGTCTGCAAAGGTACGATTGATGAAAGAATCATGGCTGCACTTCAGAGAAAGGAGGTTACCCAAAGAAGCCTGATAGATGCAGTTAAGGCGCAGTTGGTTTGAGGCCCCAGCGGGGCATGATAGTGTCAACCGGCGTATGAAGAACCAGGCCTGAGAGAAAGGCATAATGGAGGACAGAATATGATTCAGAGATTAGTACGTCCTTTTCCCGAAACAGGAAATATCGAGGGACGGCAAGACCAGAACGATCAAAATTCAAAAGCACTACCTCAAACGAGGAAGGGGGGAGAAATGAATGATACCCAAAATTGATCCGAGGCTCAGAGATGAGCTGCCGCCTTTGAGCGAAGCAAAAAAGGCAATTTTGAAGGGGGATCTCCTAGCAAAGGGTGTTCTCATGCCACTTCTTACATGGAATGGCATCCTTGTTGATGGGCACAATCGATTTGAAATCTGCGAGGAGTGCGGCATCCCCTACGAGACCAAGGAAATCGAGTTTGATTCCATTGAAGATGCCAAGTTCTGGATATGCAAGAATCAGATGGCGCGGCGCGATATGAACGATTTTCAGAAGTGCGTAAAAGCCTTGGAACATGAGGAGAAGGTGAGAGAGGAAGCTCAACAGAGAGTTCTGGCAGGAAAAAGGGTTGACCCTCCCCAATCGATTGGGGAGGGTCAAAAAAGTAGAAAAGAGCGTGAAACAGATGCGGTTCTGGGAGAGTTTGCGGGTGTTTCCTCAGAGACTATTCGCCGTGCTCGAATTCTCAGCATTAAAGCCCCTGATGATATCCAGGAGAAGCTTTTCGCAGGCGAGATGGCAATCGGTACTGCTTTTAAGAAGCTACAAGAGGAAAAGAAGCGTGAGGCAGCCAGGGAAGCGCGTAGACAGGCTCATGAAGGTGAAGCTGAACAGAACTCTGTTAAAACGACAGATAATCCTGAAGGGATTGTTGGGGGCGAGCCCGTTTTTTCACAATGGAGAGTTGATGCCAGGCGTTATGAGGACAGCAGCAGGAATTGTCCATGCAACGCGTCCTTACGATGATACTCCGGAATCTTTTCCATATGTCATGGATCTGGTTGAAAGAGCCGTAAGCAGCTTTGATGCGCTGATTCAAAATGCGATGGGGAAGCTCTCCGCAGGAATGCTTACTGAAGAGAACAGAAAAGAACTGGAGAAGGCCATCCGGGCGGCGAGTCGCCTGGGAATGGGCCACTACAAAGAGAGAATGGAGGAATTTGAAGCATGAGCGCAAAGTATCAGATCAAATCCAGGGTGAAACGATATTCTGTTAATGACCACGCTTATTACATCATGGAAGAGGTGTCTGATGGAGATCTGTTGTTGGACGAAGGATATCAGCGCACTTTGAGGCCGCATCATGTCGACGAGCTGGTTGACGAATGGGACTGGGGTAAGTTCCGTCCTTTGGATGTGAGCTGCAGGAATGGCAACTACTACGTCTTTGATGGCGGTCATAGGCTTTCGTCGTTAAAGCGGATCTATGGTTCGGGTCATCACTTCACAGTGCTGTGTCGGGTATTTTATGGTTTGACACGGGAGGAAGAAGCTTATTACTTTTCCCATCAGGATGATGGGGTGATGCCGATGCCTTTCGAGGAGAAAATGAGGGCTGACGTAGTATCTGGTGACAAGCAGACGGCTGAACTGCTTGCCGTAAGCGAGAAGGTCGGCTTTAAGCTCTCTGCAAGGTCTAAAGCAAACGGTACCATCCAGGCTATCAAGAAGGCGACACAGGTATGGAGTCAGTTTGGCCCGGAGATCTATGAGCAGACTCTTCAGCTTATCATGGACACCTGGGGTGGTGATCGTGACTCAGTGCGCGCAAATATGCTGGGTGGCGTTGCGGTATTCCTTGTCGCCTTTGGAAGCGAGATCGACCACTCTCGCTTTGTAAAAAAGCTGAAGGTAAAGAAGCTGTCGGATCTCCAACTGGAGGCAAAATGGTATAAGGCTGCTGATCAGTCAATGGATGGTTCCTTTGCCCGCTCGATCGCAAAGGCTTACAACTACGGTGGGGGAAAATGGCGTCTTCCTGAATGGCGCTTTGCAACCCTGGGGGTGAAAGAAAAGAGGAAAAAGTAATGTTCCCTTTTTGTGTGGGGGGAGGTGAGATATGGTCTACCTGCAAGAGAATTGGGAGGACTTGGCTAACGCCATCATAATCAGCGCGGTGAAGGATTATGCAAACGCATACCGGCGTGTCCTTCGCCATCCTGATAACGAATCTGTTCAGCAGGAGGTGAAGGAACTAGAGCAGTTTTTCTTTGGCGAGTGGTATGCGAAGCTGACCGACATTGATCCACATTATCTGCTGGATCGGATTAAGAAGGAGGTTGAAAATGGTAGGCTGGAATTACCTGGATAAGACGGATGCAACCATTGAGGTATTGAAGGATTATGACTCTATCAGATTCATCATTGAGAATACCAGCGATGAGATTAAGAGGGGTCTTGAGAGGGTCACATCTGTCGGTGTCCCAAAGTACGATGACCATGTTCGAAGCGGTAATGTTCATTCTGGTGAGGATCAGGTGGTGAACACCATCGAGGAGATCGATATCCTGAAGGAACGTTACCGGCAAGCGTTGGAGTACATGGCCTGGTTTGAGCCCGCATGGAAGCAGCTCAGTGAGGATGAACAGTATATCCTGGAGAATCTTTACCTGAATGAGGCGGAAGTGTCGGATATTTGTGCGCATTTTAGCATTGAGAGAAAGACCTTCTACATGCGGAAAAAGCGTGCACTGGATCACTTGAAGACGCTATTGTATGGTGTGAAGTAAAAAAATCTCGCCTTGCCCTTATGTTTAACATGCAGTTAACGCCAGAAGGCCAAAATGTTAGATTTGGGGTACACAAGTACTTGAAAAATTTGGTATTCTAATACCATCGAAGCGCGGGCAACGAGGCCCGCAAAGGCAAGGAGTCTGTGAGTTGGTCACAGGCTCCTTTTTGATTGGAGGAATAGTATTGGAGAATGTCTATTTTGATTGGAGGGATTTAATTGCAGAATGAGATAGGAGTACGGCACAATCCTCATCGCATGGATATCTGGCTGGCCAGGGTCAACCGGGAAGAGTGGTCATACATGCGAAACGGAACCATTCCTGTCATAGTGGTGAGCAACGATACGACTAATTCGCTTGGCGACCTCGTTACCGTTGTCCCCGCCACAACAAAGCAGAGGAGACTCGACCTTCCGATGCACGTCTGGCTGTCGCATGAGAATAATCCGTCCCTTGACAGGGGCATGACCATGCTGGGAGAACAGATCACGACCATCGACAGAAGGAGTCTGATAAGGCAGATCGGACGGGTAACGAGCGAGGACGACATCGAGAAGGTGGAGTTAGCCGTCCTAGAACAGCTGGGTTTTGAGGTAGAGCGATGAACTACGCACTGGTTCTGATGGTGGCTTTTACCTTATTGGTTTTGATCACCAGCGGACCTCCACCGACGAATCCATAGAATCAGCGGGGGCGAGGGATTAAGGACCTTCGCCTTAGGCTTAAGAAGAGGAGGTGCAGAATGCACATAATCACCTGTGAACAAGTATCGAACGGCCACCCGGACAAGATATGTGATCAGATCGCAGACGCAATCGTCACGGATGTGCTGAGTCATGATCGCGATGCCCGCGTCGCGGCAGAAGTCCTGATCAAGGGCAATCAGATCGTCATCGCCGGGGAGATCACTTCCTCGTACAGTCCGGATTACAAGGGATTGGTACGAGATGTGTTTGAGAGGATCGGTCTGGAGCGGCTCGGTTACGAAGAGGACGTATTTGACATCCACGTTCTAGTCGATCGCCAGTCTCCGGACATCGCAGTGGGAGTCGATCGCGGCGGTGCCGGCGACCAGGGCATGATGTATGGCTACGCCACCAACGAAACACCTGAGCTCCTGCCGATTCCCTTCGTGTTGGCTACGGATTTCCTGCGGATTATGGAGAAGCATCCTTCGCATATGTTCCGCGCCGACGCGAAAGCGCAGGTCAGCTTCGACTATGACAGCGGAAGGATAACGACCTTCCTTTGCTCCGTCCAGCACAGCCCGGATGTGGAACCCGGTGACTTCCGCCACATCATCGAGTCCATGATGGTGCTGACCGCCGCGAGGCTTGGCTTGAACACGGACTTTGAAAAGCTGGTGAACCCAACCGGTCGCTTCGTTATCGGAGGACCCTTTGCTGACTGCGGCGTGACCGGCCGGAAGCTGGCGTGTGACACATATGGAAGCGTGGGTCACATCGGCGGCGGAAGTTGCTCGGGAAAGGACCCGTCGAAGGTGGACCGGTCGGGAGCCTACATTGCTCGGAAGATTGCGAGGGATATCGTCCGTGCCGGATACGCGGACAAGGCCGAAGTACAGATCGCCTACGCCATCGGTGTGGCTGAGCCGGTTTCCGTCCATGTGGACTGCTTCGGTACCGAGAAGCAGAGCCAGGAATTCCTGGAGGGGTACATCCGGGACAACTACGACCTGACGCC